ATCTGCTCTTCGCTGAAACGGCTTCTCTTCATCGTCTGTCTCCTCAGTTGGAGAACAGGCTAACCTCAAATCGAGGACTTTTCAGGGGAGCAGGTCAAGATCAACAAGGAGGAGATCGGCCCATTCTCAGTATAACCACGAAAGCCGCCTGATCATGACCTCAGGCTATACGGGATTTACACCACCTTGACGGACGCTACCCTGGGGCTGACGATAGTAAAAAAAGTGCTCAGGAGGGCCGCTTACTGATGCTGCCCCCCTGAGCTTTCCCGTGCGACTGCGACATGGTTAGGACTTGGAGGTACTCCCCCTGTCACAAGTCAAACTACACTGCCGGGAAAAAACGGCTACTCCACGAGCGCTTTGCTGTTCTTTTTGATGCGCTCGACAAAGCGTCGGCCGGGTAAGCCCGACGCGATGCGGCGGGCTGGGGGACGACCCGCCAGATCACCGTGTTTCAGTTCGGGGAAAATTGCGAAAATTTCCTCACGGGCCGCGCCCGATACGGATTTGATCGCCTCGGGACCGGTAAAGAGGCACTCGGTTGGTGCCCCATTCGACCAGATGATCTGATGGTTGTCCAACAGGAAGTGAAAATAAACGACCGGAGCGTCATCCTCGACAACAGAAATCCCGTCTAACCCGAGCAGCTTTTTCGCGGCCACCAAGACTTCATTGTCCTTAAAAATCCGCTCGGCAAGTTGGGAACGCACCAAAATCCTGTGCTGTGGTGAAACCAGAAGATCCGTTTCAGGGAAGTTACGTCCCAAAGCGCCGGCAGATATCCGAATGGGTCGGAGCTTGGTGAACTGTCGCAAGAACAGAGCGCTGAGTTCGTTCGACCCGATCCACCGAATGGGCCGAAACCCGGAATCCATCGTCAAAACAAGATCGCCCACCTGGAGATCCTCGATCATGACTTCGCCCAGCAACGTCTTGATCCGCGTGCCTTTCGTGAAACACGCGACTGCAGGTTCTGCATCGAAATTATCCACGCGGCCGGAGGTGTACTCAACACCATTCCAAGTTCCCAGCTCGATGGATGTTACGTTCTCTACGAAAAAATTTGCCGGCGCATTTGCTAAGTCACTTTCGGTAATTCTGATAACGGTGTCGCCGTTGTTCAACTGCCAAAGAACGGCTGTCACTGTCCAGGTTTTCACAGTGTTATCTTGCGGGTCGATGTAGGTAAACGTCGTGTCGGGATACCACGCGACTTCATTGACGGCGATCTCTGTTCCCCCGACAATGAACCTGTCGGAGCCTGCGAAAGAACCGTCGTCGGCATCGGAATCACTAATTAGTCCATCGTCATTACCGTCGAGCATTTGCAGAGTGCCATACGTGTAGTAATCTGCATCGGTGCCGACGTCGAAAACCGACCCATCGACACTTGAATCAAGGTCGTTCGGACCAAGATTTGGAATTGCGGACGTTATCCAGCCCCAGGTGTCATAAGTGGTCGCCATTCAAACCCGCTCCTATACTTCCGCACTCTACTTTACCTTGCCTACGCGACCTTAAGTGGCGCGATCAGTCGCTCCCCACGCCTACGAACGCACGAGAATGCGGGCGAACCTTCCCAAGATTGAATGGTTGGCTTGCCGCAAGTTATAGTTATTTAGCGCTCACAGCATATCACTCCCCCGGGGGTGTGAAAATGAAGAACCACCCAGTTTCTTGCGAGACGAATGGGAAAGGGAGGCCCTTCAGATGGCGAAGGAGCGTTAAGTACTTGAAAAAATGTAATAAAATACATCTAACAATTTAAGTAAAAGTCGGTTGTTAATAAAATTCACTAAATGACGGCGGGATTCCGCGCTAGTATCAGAGATTGAATACGTAGCGCGGCACGTCGGAGTGTCGTCCCGCAGGATGAATCCATTGGGAGTTTAGTTTATGTTTGCTCCGTCCAGTCTAATCCAGGTGAATGCCAATCGCGATGTGCGGCGCGTGGGCGAATTGGTGCAGGGCGACAAGGTTTGGGATCCTTGGGGTCAAAGAGAATTCGAACTGTCGCGGGTTGCACGTCTTACCTGCGAACTTCCCGGACCGCGAGATGTCCGAAATATCTCAAATTCGGTAGCGAAGTACATTTATCCCACAGTCATTTTGAAAGGTGCGTTTGGGGGCGGGCGCCCTAACGATGATACCTGCGTTATGCCGGAGCAGAAAGTGATGGTTGCGCAGGCGGAAGAGGGTGTTGCCTATCCGGTCATGAAAGTTCGCTACGCATATGAGGTCGGCGAGCACAGTCTGGAAATCCAGGTTGCCAAGTGTTCCGAATTCGTGGTTCTGTGGTCGGAACATGTTAATACCGTGTTGATCAACGGTATTATATTTGTAATCGGCCCACAAGAAGATACTGAGTCTCATGGGCTTAGTGCATTTACGATCAAAGATGATCTGCAGCACTTCCAAAACAATTTGGTGACTTCGAAGGCGGGCAACGGATAATGCAGGCAATGGGATCAGGTAAAGCTGTATTTTTGGGCTTGTTTTTGGCCGCTAGTGCGGCTGGCCAAGTCGAGGCGCAAGGTGCGAAGCAGGTTACCGTAAGTTGTTACAGGGGGCCGTGGGTTGACGTGATTTGGGATCGCCCTAATGCAATCTTCATCGAGACATTGACCGGAATCGGTTTGAGCTCTGAAAAGGCTTTGGCGATTGGGACCATCGTTTGTCGTGATGAGCGCATTGTCGGCGATGAGGCTGCCATGGCGCGGCGTACTATCGATCTGATTGCCGAAGCTACGGGGCGCTCGGAATGAGCCTTGACGCCGGGCTTATTGTTCCTTGTCTCGAAGCGGCGTCGATTAGGCGCCGTCGAGCGAAGATTGTTAAGCTTGACGAGGATCAAGACGGAAACACGTCTTCTGCGGTTTTGAGGTTTGAGTTCGATTTTGTTGAGGGTGATGAGCGCACCCCTGGCTTGATGATGGTCCGCGTCCCCTTGCTAGGCGCCAAGGAAATGCCTCCTCGAAGGCTGCGAAGGATGTTGATTGAAACGGCTTGGGCCGAGGTTGAGAGCTACCTTTTCGGCGACGGTGAGGGAAATATTTTCGACAGTATCGCGGGGGAGGAACGCCGACCATCAAACGCTGAGGAGTACGGCGTACCCCAGGGTTCCAGAAACGAGGTGGAGGATAGCGGGCCGGAAGACGGCTCGTTCTCTGGCAGTTCATCGCTCGACAGCCAGAGCGAAAGTGAACTCCAAGCCGAACTAAGGCGGATAGAGGCCGATTTTGAAGAAGCGGTGGGGTATCAGGCATTCGGGTCACGTGCAACGAGAATGTGAAGAGTGGATTTGTTCGATTTCAGTTATGTTTGAAGTTCGCACGGTGTTGTCTGTTGCTTGCCAGTTAAGCGCTTCAAGCGTGTCGTGTGCCATAGTGAATTGGATTTTCGGTTTGTGTCCAGGGTTTGGCAGATGTTGGATCAACTGAAACGACTTGCTATTTTTTCAATTGTGTCGGAGGCAGGAAGCTTTTCCGAATCTGCCAGGCGTTTGAAGATGACGCCTTCAAATGTTAGCCGGCACATTGAGAAACTAGAAGATTACCTGGGCGCAACGTTGTTCTTTAGGTCAACGCGTAGGTTGGTATTGTCGCCCGACGGCCGTAGACTACTGCCTGTTGCACAAGAGCTCGTTCGAGTTGGTGAGCTTGCATTAAAAGAAAACGACACTTCCAACGGAAAATGTATTGATCTGAATATTGTTATGCCTGAGTTTATCATCGGAAGCCATTTGTTTGACGCCATCCTTAACTTTCCCTCAGATACTTTCCAGGTTTCTCTGAATATATCCTTCTTAGACCGCTATATAAATATTGGGGAACATGGATTCGACATTGGGATTATGTGTTCGGCGCTCCCTGATTCCAGTTTCAGATCAAGGATTCTGTCCAGATGTGAATGGGTGCTCTGTGCCGCTCCATCATACTTGGATAGTCGAGATGCTATTAAATCGCCATCAGAACTGTCGAATTGTGCTTATGTTTCCGTGGTAGGCCTCCAAGATTCCTTCAATTTAGTGCGCAATGATGAGGATTGGGTGGTTTCGTTTCGGCGCAGTTCTTTGGCTTTCAACTCATTTCGTGGTGCAATGTTGGCAGTAAGAAATGGGTTCGGACTTCAAAGGTTTCCGGCCGTGTTTGCTAGACGCTACTTGGAACGCGGTCTTGTTGTTTCGGTCTTAAGCGATTGGCATTTGGAAAAGAGCGAGTTGTCAGTGATCTGGCCGGCGGACCATGGCCGCCCGTCCGTTTTACGTTCTTTGGTTGCTCACATGGCTGCTGCCGACATTGTTAACGAGTTTTCCAAGCCGCGAGTTCCGTTGCTTAAACCCGTTGATAGCCAGTTTTTTTCTTTCCCCTGACAATTTGCTCCAACTGCCTCTTTGCCACTTCGCCGAGGGCGGAGATCGTGATCGCTATGAGCGCGGGGTTCATCCTGTGTTCGATGAGAGTTGTCGTGGTTGGCGAGGGTGAAGGGGGGCGGATCCTCGAAGGCCATCTCGAACTTCTTGCGGTCCTTCGCGCTGGCGATCTTGTGAAGGTTCAGCCCCTTGTAGACGTGCTGCCACGCGCTCTTGAGCAGGTTGCGCTCGAGGGTGTGCTGGTGGACGCTCGGCGACCCGCGCCCCCAGATCGAGCCGACATAGGTGCCGCCCACGGTGGCGTTGGATTCGATCGCGCCCATGGCGGCTTCGAACGCCGCGATGTTCTCCGTGACCGCCTCGACCTTGGCGTCGTACTCGGCCACCACGTCGCGCAGGTTGCGCAGCTGGGCGGGAAGGTTGCCTTGATCAAGCATCTTCGTCCTCCCCGACCACGGTGAACGTCTCAATCGTCTCCATGTCCTCTTCGGTGCTCACGTCCCAGATAGCGAGCGCCTCGTGTTCGGCCTGTTCCGCGTTCTCGGCCTCGACCCTGATCGCGATCCGGCGTTGCTCCCAGAGCACCACCTCGTAGGTCTTGGCTCTGGTCGGGGTCTTGGCGCCGTGGAGCTCTTCGAGGAAGGCCCAGGCGTCGTTTTCGGGGGTGATGGTGATCTGGCCGCCCATAATCGCCACCTGAATGCCGTTGGGGCCGAAGATGGAGCTCAACTCGGCGTATGGAAATCCGCCCATGACCTCGCCGGTCTGGACAGTCCAGTTGTTCGCGGTCTTGCGGCCCTCCCGAAGCAGGTCCAGCGTCTTGTCGCTCAGATGCGTCTTGTCCATGTCTCTCTCCTCAGTTTTCGCGTTGGAATTCGTGCTCTTCGATCCGCTCCACGGCCTCGATGCCGATGAGCTCGATCGCGCGTTCGCGCGGGTAGGTCTTCGCGCCGTGGCCATCGTCCACCCGGATTCCAATCAACGTGAACACGGTGACGTCGAACTCGTGGAACGGGTTGCCGTCCCATCCGGGGTCGACGCGGGTCTCGAACAGCGCGGTGCAGAGTTCGCCGCGCTCGGCGTCGGGATCGGTTTCTTCCTGCCAGACCTCGGAGGCGTCGCACTCGTGGTCGGGTAGAATGGCGGGCTTGACCGGCAGCGTCAGGGTGTTCATTGAACCGCTCCCTCCATCCGGGCGTCGAAGGCCTTGAGCGCCTCGCGCAGTGCGGGGGAAAGCTCGACCTCGACGGCCATGGCATACCCGGCGGACGCCATCCGTCCGGTCGGCGTCACAACGCCCGCGTCGGTCAGGGCTTCCACGATTCCGGTGTTCTCGGCCCAGCTTTTGATGAGGGCGCAGCCCGTGGCGGGGGTCCATCCGTGGTCGACCATGCACACGGTCACCGACATCATCGGCGCGCCGGTCTCGCGATCGACAAGGCGGATCGCCGGGGAGCCGTCCGCGACGTAGCGGTTCATTTCCAGCCGGTAGGAGCCATTGGGCAGATACATCGCTTGCAGGTTGTGGATCAGCATCTTTGCCTCCCTCACTCGTCGGCTTTGAATTTCAGGACTGGCACGAAGCCCAGCCCATCGTCGGTGTAGATGACGGTGTTGCCGTCATCGCGCTGGACCCGGACGGTGGCGGCGCGGCCATACATCTCGTCCATCCAGTCATCGAGCTCGAACTCGCCGAGGAACGCGGCGTCGGTCAGGCTGTCATCCAGCAGAACCCGGTGCGCGGTGAAGGTCCGGGTCGGCAGGGCCTTGAAGGTCTCGGAAGGGGTGAAGGTGTTCATCTCAGGTCTCCTTTGGGTGGGCTTCATTGCCCGATACCCTCAAGATAATCGCAAATAGCGATATTAACAAACAAAAAAATACAGCAAAACAATGTTTTACGAGATTTCCTCAACTCACAACCGATAAGTTATCGCTATTATTGACATTCCGGCGGTCATTTGACAGATTGGCGCCATCCCAGGTGTCCGTTCATCGTTTCGCCCTTAGCGCCCGGTGCCGCCCCTTCGCGCCGGGGGCTTTGCGTAGCGGGGGTGGTGCGGTTGGTCTGCCGAGGCTGATCTCGACTTTCCAAAGGAAGCCCGCACCACCCCCCCTACACCACGGCCGAAACACTGGCGGCGCGGACGAGTTCACGCTCGATCTGGCCGAGGTGTTTCTGGATCAGCTTGATCTTCTCGACGCTGCGCTTGGCCTGCGACGGATCGACGGACCCGGCGACGCGAAACGCACCATCCTTGAACAGCGGCATCAGCCGGGCGCCAACGGCCTCGATCCGATCCTCGATGTTGCGGATCGGCGTTCGCTTGGGCAGAGCGGCGAGCATCGGCATGTCGATCTGCGCTTCCTGCGCCTCGATCGCGGCGGCGGCCTGGGCGGCGGCCTGGTCGGTGCTGGCGAGGCCCTGCTTGGCGATGGCGAGAAATTTCTGCTGGCCGTTCGGACTGAGCCCGGCCATGTGATAGGCCTGCGTCATGGACACGACGCCCTTTTCGACCAGCCGCCGGTTGTCTTCGGTCAGCCGGAGCAGCTTGGTGCGGTAGGTGATCCGCCACGGTTGCGAGATCCCGAGCCGTTCGGCCAGTTCCTCGACGGTGAACCCGAGCTCATCGAGCGCGCGCTGGTAGGCGACCGCTTCCTCGAGCGGCGAGACTTCCTCGCGCTGGAGGTTTTCGAGGATCGCGTTGACGTGCATGTCGCGTTCGTCCATCCGCCGCACATGGGCGAGGATCGTTGTCGCGGCGCCACGTTCGGCCAGAAGCAGGTGCGCGCGCCACCGCCGCTCGCCCATGACGATCTGGTATCGGTGCCCGGCATCGTCGGGTTCGATCGGGCGCACGGTGATGGGCTGTAGTAGCTGGTTGCGCTCGATCGAAGACGCGAGCTCCTCGAGCGCCTTGGCATCGAAGTGCTGCCGCGGTTGATCGGGGTTTCTTGTAATTGCGGAAAGCGGGATACTCTTGGTTTCCAAAGTAGCCATCAGACGTGCCTCCACCGCTTGCCGCTAACGATTTCAGAGATCAGCGATTGCGACACTCCATGATCTGCCGCGAGTTCGCTCTGCAAAACGCCACCGCGGACATATCGGCTTCGGATGCTACGAACGTCACGGTCTGTAAGCTTGGAAACGCCGTTTTGTTCGCCAAGCTGCCGAGCCTGTCGGCTTTTGGCGGTCTTATCGGCAATATTGTCGGCGTGCGTTCCGAGGAATAGATGATCAGGGTTGATGCACGCCGGAACATCACACCTGTGCAGAACGCATAGACCCTTCGGTATCGCGGAGTGGGTCGCCTCCCAAGCATGACGGTGCGCTCCGCTTGTCTTTCCTTGGTGCCTGATTCTGCCGTATCCATCGTGGTCTATGAACCCGGTCCAAATCCAGCACCCGCTTTCGCTGATTATTTGAAAGCGATCTGCGTTCTTCTCGAAGAAGTCATTGTGACCTGTCGAGGTTTTCGGTATTTTACGAAGCATCGCTCGCTCCTTTCCATGTGAGCAACGCGGGCCGGTTCGTTGTCGGAGGCGCACCGGCCCGCATCATTTCTTCAAACCGGATCAGACGGGATAGAGGTTCCGAAGCGCGCTGATGGCATCGGCCAGCAGCCGTTCGGGATCGCGCCCGATCGCGGCGTGGAAGCGTGGATTCTGAACCGCATCCCAGCCGCGCTGAATGGCCACCTTGTGACGGCCGAGGGCGCGGAAGCTCTTGGCGATCCGGAGCGCGTCTATGTCGCGCCCTTCTCTCAGGGCTTGACGCACGCGGTCGGTCTTCGTCACCGAGATATCAACGCGGGGGATGGTCACGGCTAGACGTCCAGTCTGGCCTGTTGTGGGTTCGAGTCCTGCACCCCGCTCCATTCTTCCACGACAAGCCCGGTCTCACGTTCGAGGAACTCGGCCACCATCCTACGATGGCACCAGTTGTTCTCGTGAAACGGCGGCTTCTCGAAGCACATCATGACGGCCAGGCCGTCCTGTGAGCGCTTCTCGAGTTCGACCAGCACGTCCTGCGGATCGAGCTTGTCGAGCACTTCCGCGAAGAACCGCTCGCGATAGGCGGCTTGCGCATTCTCGTTCTGGAGAATGTCGCGCGTCGGCGCGAGGGCGCGATACATCTTGTATCCGCCTGCCACGCCTCGGGGTGAGCCACGGCTGATGCCGATCCGGCCCGGCCCGAAATACGTGAACCAACTGGCAGTGTAGATTTTCATGCTTTCTCCTTTCCGTTGAGTAGGAGAATCCTAGCACGTTTGCGCCGCTGGTAAAGTGATAAGGCTCTGAAATCGCTCATGTTTCTCGGAATTGTCCCCACCGAAGTCCTGCGCCAGATCATCAAGGTCATGGACGTCGACAACTGGACCGATGTTCACGTCTGCTGCTCGGGCACGTTCCGCATGGATCGTGCTCTTGGCCAGGTGAACAAGGATCTGCGCGTTCACTCGAATGACGTGTCGCTGTTCTCGTCCTGCATCGGCGGCCTGGCGACGGGCGAGCCGGTCGAGTTCAAGTTCACGAACGAGCTCGCCTTCGTCGAGAAGCTCTACAAGGGCGCCGATCCGATCACCCGCGCGGCGACGGTGATGGTGGCGTTCGAGATGGCGCGCTATGCCCGGCGCAACAACGAGTTCAACCGGCGCCACTTCGACTACTACCGGGACCATTTCGAGCAGTATGTCGAGAAGACGACCCCCAAGATCGTCGCCAACCTCGAGCAGATGCGCATCGAGAGCTACTTCGCCGGCGACTGGATCGAGCACGCCAAGGCGGCGGCGGAGATGGGCTCGTATATCGTCGCCTTCCCGCCCTTCGTCAAAGGTGGCTACGAGGTGCAGTTCAAGTTCGTCGACGACAACGTGATCTGGGACGAGCCTGCCTATGATCTCTACGACCCGAAGGATCTTCACGGGATCACGCTCGAGCTCGAAAAGCTCGGCGGCAAGTTCTGCATGCTGACCGACCAGAAATGGGACGACCGGGAGCCGGTGCTCAAATACGAGGCGGGGCTCCGGCTGCCGCACTACTGCTACGCGGAGACCGGCAAGAGCAGCCTGGTGTCGAAGCAGACGCGGGCGCGGCCGTTCCGCTACACGCCGCTCGACGTGTCGAAGCTCACGAGTGCCAGCAAGGTGGAGGTGGTGAGCGCCGACTCCGCGACGATGAACTTCGTCAAGGATGTCTACCTGGCAAAGTCGATCAAGCACGTCTCCGGCTCGCAGAATTTCCTGATCCTCGTCGACGGGATGCTCGCAGGTTCGATCATCTACGACGAAGGCCCGGTGACGCGGATGGCCTATGGTCCGCGCACCATCAACCTGCTTTCCGATCTCGCGGTCACCCGTGATGGCAAGATCAGCAAGCTAATCGCCATGATCGCCCGCTCGCACACGCTGGTTCACGCGATGGAGCTCAAGCTGCTCAAGCGCTACGACCAGGTGGTGACCACGGCGTTCACCAAGCACCCCAACTCGATGAAATACCGTGGGGTGCTCAAGAAGCTCAGCCGGCGCGACAACGACGCCGGGGATGGCTTCGTCATTCAGTACGGCGGCGCTCTCGTCGAGGACACGCCGCAACAGATCTACGACCAGTGGTGGAAGAAACATGGAAGCAAAAACCGAGCGCCTGACGACCGAAATCAGGCGGCTTCCGATCTCGTCACTCAAGCATCTTGAGGTCAACGCGCGGTATATGACCGCCGACCAACAGAAGCGCCTCACCGAGAACGTGAAGCGCGACGGCGGGCTGACCAGCCTTCCGCTCGTCTGGATGATGCAGGATGAGACCGGAGCCCCGATTACCGACCCCGTCAATTACGAGATCCTGTCCGGCAACCACCGCGTGATCAGCGCGCGCGATGCCGGGCTCGAAGAGATCGACTGCATCGTGATCCCGCACTGGATCTCGAGGGAACGTCGCGTCGAGATCCAGCTGTCGCACAACGCGGTCACAGGTCAAGACGACCTGTCCGTGCTCGAGGGCCTCTACGAGGGGCTCGATCTGGCGGGAAAGGAATACTCGGGCCTGACCGACGAATCCTTCGCCAACCTGAACAACCTGAACCTGGGGGGCTTCACGGTCTCGCCCCCTGAGTACCAGGACATCACCATCACCTTCCTGCCGGACGACGCCGAGGAGTTCACCAACCTCCTCAAGCGCGTGGAGAAGAGCAAGGCGATCCAGCACGTCGCACATCTCGACGACTTCAACGGCCTGTTCGACACCATCGTGCGGGTGAAAGAGGACCGCGACATCATCAATTCGGCGGTCGCAATCCATTTCGTCGTGCAGCTGGCAACCGAAAGGCTCGCCCAGCTCGAAGCCGAGGATGAGATCGTGGAGACGGCCGAATGAGCGGGACATCTGAAACACTCACGCGCAAAAAGGGCGGCGCACCGAAGCTGCTGACCAGCGTCGAGCACGTCGCGGCGGCGCTCAAGGCCTCGGCTGGGCTCAAGACATCGACGGCGCAAAAGCTGGGCGTGTCGCGCTCCACGCTCTACCGGTTTCTCGATGAGCACCCGGAGCTCAAGGAGATCGCCAACGAGGTGACCGAAGAAATGCTCGATCTTGCCGAGAGCAACGTGATCACGGCGCTCAAGGCGAGCGACATCCACACGACGCGCTGGTTCCTCGAGACCAAGGGCAAGCATCGCGGCTACACGCGGCAGCTCAATCTCGCTGGCAAGGACGGCGGGCCGGTGCAGGTGGAGGCAACATTCGATGTGACGACCCTGAGCACTGGCGCGCTGCGTGAATTGGAGGCCGCGATGATCAGCCAAGACGTGGCCGATGCTGAATGAGACGGATCGCCTCAATATCCAGCGGGAGCTTTCCAAGCGCAGCCTGAGCGACTTCATCCGGATGGCCTGGCCGGTTATCGACTCGGAGCGCTACGAGCACAACTGGCACATGGACGTGGTGAGCGATCACCTGATGGCCGCGCATGCCGGTGAAATCAATCGGTTGCTGATCAACGTGCCACCGGGCACGTCGAAATCCTCGGCGGCGTCGGTGTTCTTCCCGGCGTGGCTCTGGGGCCCGGCCGGAGCGCCGCACATCCGCTACATCGGCGCCTCGCACGAGCAAGGCCTGGCGACCCGCGACAACCGTCGCACGCGTCTGTTGATCGAATCCGAGTGGTATCAGCGCCGCTGGCCGACGACGATCACCAGCGACCAGAACGAAAAGACCAACTTCGAGAACGACCGGGGCGGGTTCCGGCAATCCACCGCCGTCGCCTCGATGACCGGCAAGCGCGGCCATTTCGTGGCCTGGGACGACCCGATCAACCCGGAGGGATCGTCCTCGGACGTGACCCGCGAGACGGCGGTGCGGGTGTTTCAAGAGACGCTGACGTCGCGCCTCGTGAGTCCGCGCACATCGGTCATCATCGTGATCATGCAGCGCCTCCACGAGAACGATGTCGCGGGGCACATCCTCGCGAGCGATCTCGGCTACACCCACGTCATGCTGCCGATGGAGTTCGAGCCGTTGCGCCGCTGCTACTCGGTGGTCAAGCCGACATGGCGCGAGGTGGAGCCGGTCAAGGCCCGCCACTACGCTCAGAAGCAGGTCTGGCTCATCGAGGGCGAGCCGGTGCCAGCGGACTACCCCAAGGAGGTCGAGAACCTCCCGGTGCAGACGGTCTATCCGCAGGATCCGCGCACCGAGGAAGACGAGCTTCTGTTCAAGGACCGATTCCCGCGCGACGTGGTCGACCGCGACAAGAAGACGATGGGCAGCTACGCGACGGCGGGCCAGCTGCAACAGCGCCCGGTCCCGCGCGGCGGCGGTCTGATCAAGCGGCACTGGTTCCGCATCGTTCCGGCGGCCCCGATCGGGACGCGCTGGGTGCGCGGCTGGGACTTGGCCGGCACGAACAAGAAAACGGCGGCCTTCACGGCGGGCGTTCTCGTCGGCGAAAAGCCCGATGGCGGCTATGTCATCGGCCATGCGACGCGCCTGCAAGGTTCGCCCAACGAGGTCGAGCGGCTGATCCTCAACACCGCCGCCGATGATGGCGTCGAGGTGCATGGATCCCTGCCGCAAGACCCCGGCCAGGCCGGCAAGATGCAGATCCAGTATCTCATCGGGCGGCTGGCAGGATTCGTCTACACCGCCTCGCCGGAGAGCGGCGACAAGGTCTCGCGCGCCGAGCCGTTCGCGGCCCAGGCCGAAGCGGGCAACGTCGATATCGTGAAGGGCGACTGGAACAAGGACTACCTCGACGAGCTCGAGGCGTTCCCCTTCGGCAAGTTTCTCGACCAGGTCGACGCCACCAGCCGCGCCTTCGGCCATCTGATCTCTGAACCACGCTACGAAACACGCACGGGAGGACTTCCGATATGAGCAATGCAGTGGCGGCGCCTTCCAAGCTGTCTTCCCGCAACAGCGCGTCCCTCAAGAAGATCCGCGACCTGCGTGGCGGCGTCGCCCAGATGAGGGTGATGGGCCGCACCTACCTGCCGCAGGAGACCAAGGAATCCGATGCCGACTACGACAACCGGCTGAAACGCTCGTGGCTGTTTCCGGGCCTCGACAAGGCGATCGAAGACGTCGCCGACCGTGTCTTCGCCCGCGAGGTCCGGTTCGGCGAGGACGTGCCGCCAGTGATCGCGGAGCTCGAGGCCGACATCACCGCCGATGGGCGCAACCTCAACAATTTCGCGCGCGACCTCTTCGAGGACGGCGTCGAGGCGGGGCTGTCCTTCATCCTGGTCGACATGCCGCGCAAGGACGGGGAGATGACCATCGCCCAGGAGCGGCAGGCCAACATGCGCCCTTACGTCACCATGGTGCGCGCCGAACAGGTCTTGGGATGGAAGACCGAACGCATCGGCGGCAAGACCGTGCTCTCGCAGGTGCGCATCATGGAAACCGCGACCGAGGACGGCGAGGACGAGTTCGAGCAGATCGAGGTGCCGCAGGTGCGCGTGCTCCAGCGCTCAGAAGGCAAGGTCTGGGGGCGGCTCTACCGGGAGGACGACAAGGGCGACTGGCTCATGCACGAGGACTTCACCGTCGACATGGACGAGATCTCCATCGTGCCCTTCTACACCCGTCGCACGGGGTTCTTTCAGGGCCGGCCGAATTTCGAGGGCCTGGCCGATCTGAACGTCGCGCATTGGCAATCGGCCAGCGACCAGCGCAACATCCTGCACTACGCCCGCGTGCCGCTCCTTGTCGCGCTCGGGATGAGCGCCGATGACTTCACGGTCGCGGTCAACAGTTCGATCTCGACGAGCCGCCCGAAGACCGAGGCGGACGTGAAGTGGGTCGAGCACGAGGGCAAGGCGATCGGCGCGGGGCGGGACGACCTCAAGGATCTCGAACAGAGCATGCGGGTGCTCGGCCTCGAGCTCATGCTGCCGAAAACCGGCAACCCCACGGCGACGGGCGAGGCGATCGACGCCGCCAAGAGCCAGACGCCGCTCGCCCAGATGGCAAACAACCTCAAGGAATCGCTCGAGCGCATGGCCTACTTCATGGGCCTCTACATCAACCTGGCTGGCGAGTTCACGGTGAACGTGAACACCGACTACGGGCTGTCGCTCCTGAACCAGGCCGATCTCACGCTCCTCCTGCAAGCGGTCAACACCGGCCAGCTCAGCCGGCAGACCTTCCTCAAGGAGCTCATTCGCCGCAACGTGCTGATGGACGATCTCGACATCGACGATGAGATCGAGCGCATCAAGGACGAGGAGCCGGAGCCGATCTCGCTGCCGCTCAACCTCGAGGACGACGACGAAGACGACGAAGACGAGGACGACGAGGACGACGAACAGGACGAAGCGGCATGATGATCGAGATCGGCGACACGGTCGCCATCGCGGTCAACGACGACGAGGGCGAGGATATCGAGGTCGTCAACCTTCTCGACGCCGAAGGTGATCCCTGCACCCCGGATCAGGCGGTGATCGTGCGGGCCGGTCCTGACCGCAACGGCCACTGGTATCTGTTGCCGCGCGCACTGTTCGAGGGAAGGGCGATGCAATGACCGCCGCCGAAGACATCCTCGACGTCAACATCCGCCACCAGGTCTACCTCCAGCGCTACTCGGCGCAGGTGGTGCGCAGGATCATCAAGCTGCTGGCGGACGTCGATCTCGACATCGTGAACCAGCTGCAACGGCTCGATCTTACCGACATCTCGCGCGGGCGGCTCGAACGGATGCTCGAAAACATCCGCGAAATCAACAGGCAAGCCTATCTGGCGGTGTCGAAAGAGGTGCGGGGCGAGCTTCGCGAACTGGCCAAATACGAGGCCGCGTTTCAGGCCCGCGCGATCACCAACGGCCTGCCGCTGGCGCTCGATGTGGTGACGCCCGCGGCGCCGCAGCTCTACGCGGCGGTGACATCGCGCCCCTTCGAGGGCCGGCTTCTGCGCGAGTGGGTCTCGGACCTGTCGACCGTTTCGTTCAAGCGGCTGCATGGCGCGATCCGCATGGGGATCGTCGAGGGCACGCCCACCGACGCGCTGGTGCGCCAGATCGCGGGCACGGCGCGCAACGGCTACAATGACGGGATCCTGTCGATCTCGCGGCGCTCGGCCGAGGCGATGGTGCGCACGGCGGTGAACCACACCACCAACGTGGCGCGCGAGCAGACCTACAGCGAGAACGCGGAGCTGATCAAAGGCGTGCGCTGGGTCTCGACGCTGGACGGGCGCACCTCGGCGGTCTGCCGGGCGCGCGACGGGCAGGTCTACGAGATGGGGAAGGGGCCCCGGCCGCCCGCCCACCCGAACTGCCGGAGCACGACGACGCCGGTGCTCAAGTCGTGGAAGGAACTCGGGATCAACCTCAAGGAGGCGCCGGAGGGCACGCGGGCGAGCATGGACGGGCAGGTGCCGGCGGCGACGACCTACCAGGACTGGCTCAAGAAGCAGCCGGCGGGGTTTCAGGACGAGACGCTCGGCAAGACCAAGGGCAAGCTCTTCCGCAAGGGCGGGCTGTCGCTGGACCGCTTCGTTGACAAATCGGGCCACGAATATACGCTGGATGAGCTACGACGCCGCGAAGCCGGTGCGTTTGAGAGGATCTCGGGATGAAGCGCCTTCGGGTCATACCGGGCGGTGAGACGCCAAAGAAGTTCCGGTCGCCGGAGCCTGGCGGGCTTGAGCCTCTCGTCTGCGCCTGCGGCTCGACCACCACGGTCGAGGTCCGCACCAACCGGATGATCATCGACGGCGAGATCACCGAAGGCCAGCGGCAGCTTCTCTGCTTCCACTGCCACACGGTTCTCTGGTCCGCGCTCGACGCGGAGTAACCCGCACAACCTGACAGGATGAAAGCCGCCCATTTCGGGCGGCTCTTGCCGTTTGCGCGGATGCGCGGCGGTGCCACGGGCGGATGCCCGACAGCAACGGGCGGATGCCCGAAAGGAACCTCCATGAAACTCAAGACTGTGGAAATCGAAGGCAAGGTCTATGCCGAGGTCAAGGACGGCCAGCCCGTCTACGACAATGACGGGACCGACGCCACCTTCGACGCCCCGACGCTGCATCATCAGATCCGGACGCTGAACGCGGAAGCCAAGTCGCACCGCGAGACCAAGCAGGAACTCGAACAGAAGCTCAAGGCGTTCGAGGGGATCGACGACCCCAAGGCGGCCAAGAAGGCGCTCGAGACCGTCTCCAACCTCGACTCCAAAGACCTGATCGAGGCGGGCAAGGCCGACGAGGTCAAGGCCGCCGCCGTCGCTGCGGTCGAGGAGAAATACCAGAACGCGATCAAGGCCAAGGACGAGGAACTCGCGAACTACCAGAAGGAGATCGACGGGCTCTCGGGCACCCTCAACAAGGAGCTCATCGGTGGCAGTTTCTCGCGTTCGAAATTCATCTCCGAGAAGGTCGCGATCCCGCCGGATCTCGTGCAGGCGCGGTTCGGCCAGAACTTCAAGATCGAGGAGGGCAAGGTGATCGCCTACGATTCCTCGGGCAACAAGATCTACTCGAAATCGAAGCCGGGCGAGGTCGCCGATTTCGACGAAGCGCTCGGGATCCTCGTCGATCAATACCCCTACCGCGACGACATCCTGAAAGGCCAGGGCAAGGGCGGTGGCGGCGCACATCATTCCAATGGCGCGGGCGGTGGCAACACGATGACCCGCGAAGCCTTCGACCAGCTCGACCATCCCGCCCGCCGCAAGGCGATCGCCGATGGCGTCCAGGTGGTCGACGCCAACTGATCTCCGAAATCTTGCCGCCGAGCGGATGCGACGCGGTGCCGGGGCTGGATAGCCCGTGAACCAGGACATCACGTCCTTGCATCAACGCCATTCGAAAGGAATTGAACGATGGCAAACACCCTCACTCCGTTTATCCCGGATCTCTATGAGGCGCTCGACGTGATCTCGCGTGAGCTCACGGGACTCATCCCGGCGGTCAACCGCGATTCTGATATCGCGCGGGCGGCCCTCAACGAGTCGGTGCTCGTGCCGGTGACGCGGGAAGAAACCGCGGCGGACAACACGCCGGGCACCAACGCCCCCGATACCGGGGACGCCACGCTCGACAATGTCGAGGTCACGATCTCCAAGTCGAAGCACATTCCGGTGCGCTTCAATGGCGAGGAGACCAAGGGCCTGCGCAATGCCGGCCTGTTCTCGAGCATCCGTGCGGAACGCCTCTACCAGGGCATGCGCACGCTGGTGAACATGATCGAAGCCGATCTCTGGTCCACGGCCTACAAGGCGGCCTCGCGGGCCTACGGCGAGCCTGGCACCACCCCGTTCGGGACCGCCAACGACATGACCGATTTCTCGGGCGTGCTCGGCGAGCTCGAGAAGAACGGCACCCCGACCAATGACCTCCAGCTTGCCCTCGGCCACGCGGCCATCGGCAACCTGCGCGGCAAGCAGTCGGGCCTGTTCAAGGTCAACGAGGCGGGCACGGCGGACATGCTGCGCAACGGCATCACCGACCGTGTCATGAAGATGGCCCTGCGCCACTCGGACGCGATTGGCCTGCACTCGGCGGGCTCGATCACCGACAACGTGACGGTGACCGGGGCCAATGCGGTCGGCACCACGGAGATCGGTGTCACCACGGACGGCACGGGCGAGGTTGATCTCTCGGCCGGTGACATCATCACGGTCAACGGTGACGCCAACCAGTATGTCGTCGCGAGCGACGTGACGGTCGGCAACAGCGACACCGGCACGATCACGATCGCCAAGCCCGGCCTGCGCGTTGCCACGTCCGGTTCGGAAGCGGTCGAGGCGCTGGGGAGCTACACCGGCAACCTCGCCTTCGCCCGCTCGGCCATCGTGCTGGCCACCCGTTCCCCGGCGATGCCGGACGGTGGCGACATGGCGCAGGACGTGCAGACGGTCGTGGACGAGCTCACCGGCCTGTCCTTCGAGGTCGCGCTCTACAAGCAGTTCCTCCAGAACACGATCCACGTTCGGATCGCCTGGGGTCAGGCTGCTGTGAAGGGCGAACACATCGCCGCTCTGCTCGGCTGATCACGCGAATGGAGGGGGCGTTTCGGCGCCCCCTCTGCCACCCCTGAAAGAGGAAAAGCCAATGTCCGAGGTTCTCAAGACCATCAATGTCGTCACCAAATCCGGCACCCATCTCAAGATCAACGAGTCGAAATTCGATCCCAAGCGCCACAAGCTCGCGAAGGACGACGCGGACGCGCCCAAGACCGCCGATCCCGCCAAAGCCGGTTCCAAGCCCGACGAAACCAAAACCGAATTCACGCCCGAAGGCATCGACAAGATGGAGGCCGCAGAGGTCGACGAACTTCTCGCCGCCCATGGCCTCGAACTCAAGGGCGCCCTCAAGGACAAGCGCGAGGCGCTGAAAGAGGTCATGTTCGTCAACGGCGAAGAATGACCAAGATCGTCGAACTGCGCGCCAATGACGAGGATCGGGAGGCCTGTATCTCGATCCTCGAAAAACAGCTCGAACGCGCCCGTCGCGGCGAGCTCAGGGACGTGGCCGTCATCACCGCCTACCACGACGAGGACGGCCCCGGCTTCTCGTTCCACTACCACGGTTATGGCCATTACGCCGGCCTTCTCGCGGGCGTCTCGGCACTCACCTTCAACATGCACATTACCCGCTGCGAGGAACTGGACTGATGGCACTCGACACCACGGTCGGCGGCGCCGACGCTGAAAGCTATGACTCGGTCGCCAACTGGCAGACCTATGCCACCAGCATGGGCTGGACGCTGACCGGCGATTCCGATGTGCTCGAGGCCAACATGCGGCGCGGGACGGCCTATCTCGACCGGCTCTATCGCTGGATCGGACGTCGCACCAACGAAGATCAGGCGCTCGCATTTCCACGGATCATCAGTGAGCTGGACGAGGACGGCTATGCGATCCCCTCGGATGCGATTCCGGCCGGGATCGTGAAGGCCACCTACGAACTGGCCTATATCGAGAACCAGGGGATTGACCTTCTGTCCTACACCGATGGCGCCGCGATCAAGAGCACGCGCGTCAAGGCCGGGCCGGTCGAATCCGAGACCGAATACGTCGCGAGCAGCGCTGTTGAAAGCCGGATCGTCGCGATCGAGGGCCTGATCCGGCCCTACCTCTACGGCGGCCAGATCGGCGCC